GATAGCCTATGGATATCGTTCTTACAAGGGGGGGAGAAAGGGTGGCGAGCGGGTTACCAAATATCACCACGTCCAGGGGAAATAACATGGTTGAGAAAACGGTCTTTGTTCAGAGATCTAAAAATGCGTATCTGGTTTGTTTTAGGTGTGGTAACAGATTCGGTCGTCTTGGGCAAGAAGTTGAACCAGAAGGAAAAAAGGGAGGGAAGTGTGACGTTTGTGGGAGGAACAAGTTTGTGTTTGATTTTAAGAAGTTTGGGTTTTCTAAATTCTCTCGGTAACTTGACACTATAGGATTTGTTTCATAAAATATCCTCATATGCCAATGCCTAATGTTCCCGCGCTTAATTATGATGCCGCTCACGCTCCCTGGTTAAAACAACTGACTGAGATCCTCACCAATTTACACGAGTTGGGTGTCCCCGAGGTCGGTCCGATAATGGATGCGATTGGACAATCAAATTTATCATTACGGGCATCTGGTCTTAAAAGTGCTAACGAAAGAATCAGAAAATTAAGGAAGCAGTTTGACATGGGTCCTGAGCCAATTATTGATTACAAGGCAAGACCGGGCGAGCCAGCAATTCCTGGCAATATGTCTTCCATGACCGGAGCGGGAGTGTCTGGTGCTGAACGGAACAGGATGATTCAAACACCCCAGACAATGCCATCCATGAATCCCGCCCCGCTTCCCACTCCCGGTGGCACTAGCATGCCTCCTACGAGTTCTAGACCGTCTTCTCTTGGTGTCCCCAGTAGTGTATTTGGTGCCCCTTTGAATCCAATTGGAACTGGTGGTGGATACGAATGGGGAACGGGTGGTGGGTATCCTGCCGCTGAAAAAACATTTTATGAAGCAGGTGGGGGAGCGACTCCGATTCAATCAATGCCTTTTACTCCAACACCGATGACTCCAAGGGGTGGCGGCGATCCATTTGCTTTTCCGATTTCTCGTCCATGGAGTGGGCAACTGGGATTTTAATCCTCTAGTTGATTTTTATGGGACAAATGTGTTATTCTGTTAACGATGGACATCCACTCGCCCGAATTTTACGAGAAGGCAATTACGAAACTTTTCTATGTCGTAGACAGGCATGCAAAAACCGTTCCGTTTGTACCGAATGAACCACAAAAGAAAATCCTTTATTCCCTCAAAGGTAGAGATATTATTCTCAAGGCTCGCCAAGAGGGCATCTCAACTCTCATCCTTGCTTTATTTACGATTGATTTCCTAACCAAAGAGAACTGTCGGTGTGTTGTTATTTCTCACGAGTTTGGCGCCACTCAGAAGTTATTTGATAAGGTTAAATTTTTCCTGGAATCTTTGGAGAAGACATTCCCGGGAGAACTTCCCTATAAGCTTAAATATAATTCCAGGCACGAGTTGGTTAATAAGGAAAAGAATTCTGTCTTCTATATTGGCACGGCTGGTTCCAAGGCGTTTGGCCATGGAGATACTATAAACAACCTACACGTTTCTGAGCTTTCTCGTTGGCCGAACCAAGAGACGTTGATGGTTGGTTTGATGCAGGCTGTCCCGCGAGACGGTAGGATCATCGTGGAGACCACGGCCAATGGTATTGGTGACTATTTCTACAATCTGTGGAAAAAATCACATTCGACTGGCTCAACCTTCAAATGTCATTTCCTTCCTTGGTTCGCGCTATCAGAATATAGTTTGCCAATTGCCAATGGTTTTACCCCGACAGAGGAAGAACAGGAGCTCCAAAGAACGTATAACATCACGAATGAACAGCTTAATTGGAGAAGGTGGAAGATTTCAGAATTGGGAGGGGATTTGGATGCTTTTGCCGAACAGTTTCCAAGCAACGCAGAAGAAGCCTTCATTGTTTCAGGAAATCCAATTTGGGCCCCCTCTTTGCTTAAATGGTATCTGCACCGCTGTGAACCACCCAAGACGGTAGGAGACTTGATTGGAGGGTACCAGGTTTTCTATGAGGAAAATCCGGGAGGATTCCTCAAGGTTTGGAAGACTCCCCGGGTGGGCCACAATTATGTGGTCGGGGCTGACGTTGCTGAGGGAATTGAAGTCAACTCTGGGGAACCAGAAAAAGATAAGCAGAGAGACTACTCCTGTGCTGTCGTGATGGATAGAATGACGGCAGAAATCGTAGCTATTTGGCACGGACATGTTCAGGGGGACTTATTCGGGCGTCAACTGGACATGTTGGGTCGCTATTACAACGAGGCAATGCTTGGGGTAGAGAAGAATTTTCAAGGCTTGGCTCCCCTTATCGTCCTAAGGGATTTAAATTATCCCAGAATTTACTATCGGGAGAAGATCGGATTGGATGCAGACAAGCAAACGACCGAGATGGGTTGGAAGACAGACCGATTTACCCGACCAATGATGATTGAGGAGGCATCAAAGTGGCTTCGGGAGAAGAGAATTTCTATTTATGATGAAGAACTAGTTGGAGAAATGATGAGTTTTGTTCGTTATCCGGACGGTCAGGGGCGAGCTGCTCAGAATTCATTTGATGATCGGGTAATTTCGATGATGATTTGTATTCAGATGTATCTTAGGACCCCAAATCTTAATAGCGGCAACGACATTGAGCGAGGTGCAGAGCAGGAAATCCTCCAAATCAGTGAAATGGACACGATTAATGAATTTAATGATCCTATAGATTATTAATATGTTAAAATCTAGCAAATGGTAGAAATAGTTCTAGCCCTTTCCCTTTCTTTGGTGGCAATTTCCTTGTTAGTAGTTTTTTATTTTTATGAGAAGGATCAGTTGGCCTATCGTCGTAAACTGGAAGAATCTTTGGTGGATTTGCCAACAGGTTTACAGCGTTTTTATACCCAGCTTGAGGCCAAGCAAGACATCTCCGCGGTTAAGACAATGGAAAAGGCATTTGCGGGATATTTAAAACACATCCAAGCACTGGAAGGCAGGGCTTTTCCAAAACCAATAACTACCAAGATGGTAAGGGAGGTGATGGAGAGAGATATCTCTGCCGTGGAAAACGAGATTGAAAAAAGAGAAGAGATCTCCGAACAAGTTACCGAATCTAATTTAGATAAAATCGTGCGCACTGATCCCTCAAAGCTTAAGATACTGTTTGAGGACGACGGAGAGGTCCTATAGTGTTAAAATAATTTTATGCCCAAGGAAAAGAAACTCCCTAAAGTAAACGAGGTCAGCGAAACTACAATCCAAAACAAACTCATCCCAGAGGGGCAGATGCTCCCAGAAGGAATGAAGTCAGATTCTGAAGAAGCAAAACAGTTGTACGAACAGCGGGCCTTCCTTGCCAATGTTGCCAAGCCGTGTTTCCGCCAGGCGGCCGATGCCAGAAGGAAGTATGACCAACAGTGGCTAGCTAGAACCCTCTTCTGGCGAGGCTATCAGTTCTCTAGATATCTTCCAGAGTCTCAGACAGTAGTTTTGTCTAGCAGACAGACGTCTAGGGTGCCAGTTAACTACATGGCGTCGACCATGCGTGCGATAAGAAACCAAGTAACTTCATTCCGACCCAAATTTGAGGTTATGCCCTCCAGTCCAACCCTAGAAAGATCTAAGGTTCAGGCCAGATATAGCCAGAGACTTTTGGACTATTATTTCGGAAAACTAAAACTAAAAAAGAAGATTAAGGATACCATCACCCAGGCGCTCTTATATTCTGTTGGTGGTCCGTGGCAAGTCGTTTATGATGAAATAAAAAAAGAGATTCATGTTTGGTTGGTAGACCCGTTTGATTTCTATGTCGACCCCCTTTCTGAAGAATACGATGACGCGGAATACATGATTAATGCCGTCAGGAGTCCAATGTCTGCCGTCACCCACAATCCTGACTTTAATCCATGGGCAAGACAGGAAATAACGGCTGGTGACGCCACGATTGCTGCCTCAGAATATAAACAATTTATGATTCAGGCGATTAAGGTTGTTTCTCCTCGCATCGCCGAAAACAATCCGATGGTTATTCTGTACGAGGGGTACTTCAAGAGACGCAGGGAAAATGGAGAAGTTTATCTGGTTAAGGTAATCTGGACCAACTCAAACTTTACTCCCTTGGTTTATGAGGAAATTGACGAAGATGAATTTGACTTTGTTGTTTATCGAGGAGATGTTCTTCCCAAGGATATTTACGGAGAGGGATGGGCCAAACACGTTATGCCCCTAAACCGGGCTCTTAACTCTTTGGAAACATCGGCGTTTGAGTACAATTATCGTGTCGCCAAGGGAAGGTTGCTGGTAGACCGCGATTCCGGTGTTAGAGCAATAAATAATGTTCACGGGGAGATTGTTTCTGCCAACAGAGGATCTCGAGTTATGTCTTTGGACATGGCTCCTCTACCGGTGGCTGTTCCCCAGCAGATTGAACGTATGTGGCGTTACCTTGAAGACATTTCTGGGGTGCACGAAGCATGTGTCTCAATGGATACAGAAATTTTGACTTTGGGAGGCTGGAAAAACCAATCTGAAATTAAATTAGGAGAAAAAGTGTTGACATATAATTTAAAGAAAGATCTTTTAGAGCCAGATAAGATAAAAAATGTTCATATTTACGAGCCTAATGAAATAAAGGCTGGGAATTTGGTGTCGATTAAAAATAAAAACATTGACGCCTTGATTACAGAAAATCATCGCTGGCCTGTATTTTCTGATAGTAGTAATGGCAAGCTTAGCAAGAGACAATTTAAACTTACCAAGGATTTAAAAACCAGCGATCACTTGGTTTTGTCTGCTAATTCGAAATTTCCGGATAAGGCATTTTTCAGAGATGATATTGTTGAGTTGATTGGATGGTATATAACCGAAGGGAGCGACCACGTTTCTGGTCTGAGAATTACCCAATCAAGGAAAAATGGGCTGGAATGTGAACGGATAGAGTCCTGCCTGCGTCGTTTGGGATATTATAGGGCGCCATACCAGGCAAAAGACGGGATGTATCAATATTATGTTGCTAAAGAGTTTGCTGGCCCGATTAAAGAAATTGTTCCGCAAAAAGAGTTGACTTTCGATTTCATAAATAAATTGACGGAACAGCAGGCAAACATTCTTTATCGGACCCTTCTCCTTGGCGATGGGACAGAAATATCCACCAAAACTTTGTTTTGGTCTACAAACAAAAACAATGTTGATGGGTTCCAGTATCTTTGCACCAGGCTTGGTTTCAATACGGTTTCTAGAATTTTTAAGCGCTCCTTGTCTGGAAAAATTTATGACATAATTCGTGGTGGTGGGGCCAGGAAGCCTTTGTTTGTAGTAAGTGTCAAGGACCAAACTAGATTTACTGGATTTAGTAGTCTTTTAAGAAAAGATAAATTTGTTAAAGAGGTCGACATTGGCGATCGGGTGTGGTGCCCTGAAACAGACAATGGAACTTTCGTCGCTAGAAGGAATGGTTATGTGTTTATAACGGGTAACTCATTGGGCCGGATTCCAACTGGCGTAAAGTCCGGGATAGGCGTAGCCGAGCTTAAACAGGCTGACGCCACCTCACAAGACGACCTGGTTGACAACCTTGAGGACTTTCTTTCTGAAGTTGCCTTCAAGATTTTAAGAAAGATCGCTAAGAATTATGATTCCTACAAGATAATTAAAGATTTGGGAATCAGAGAAGGCGACCAAGCCTATTTTGCTGTTATAGGAAAGGAATTCCAAAAGAAAAAGAAGGGCGCCGCCGGGAGCGAGAGACCGGCCGGTAAAGAAAACCAAGTAAAAATTGGTGCCGATTGGTTTGATGTTGCTGAAATTGGGGAAGACAATACTATTCGTGTTTCTGTCGGTTCATGGCTTGGTTATACCAAAGAGGCCCTTCAGCAAAAAGTTCAGTCTTACTACCAACTACAGCTTATCGACCAAT